GAGCCTGATAGGGCTGACGAAGGACAAGGCGCCATTGATCCCGCGTCACCTGCGTCACTCGATCAGCCGTCTCCGACTGAGAAGCGGTGATTTCTTCGTCGCTAGCGTCAGCAATCAAAAACGCCGCTTTGAGTCCAGGCGTCCAACGGAGCTGCTGATACCCCTTAAACGCGGCCGAGAACTCGGCGAACAGAGCGCCGCTTCGGGAATCACCCTCCGCGTAGGCCCTGAGCAGGTCAAACGGTGTCATGCCCTTACCGCGCCCTCGCTTGCTGTTGGCCTTGGTCACCTCGCTGGCGGCTTCCCAGCGGGGCTCGGTGCCCCACTTGGCCAGATACTCGGCAGCAGAAGCCGCAGGCTGAACGTGGACGCCACGCTGGCGGCTAGGAGATGGGAGGCCGGCAGCGACCGACGCAGAGGCCCAGACGTCGAACAGGCGGCGTTGCAGCATGGCACGCTGGCGAGCCGTAAGCGGGGCCGGGAACAGCCAGAGCTCGTGGAAGTGGGGGTGCCACCCGTTAGCATTACCATGCGTGACCTCAAGGGCACGAATAGACCCTACCACGTCCAGGAGCTCGCGGACTTCCTTGTAATCTCGATGCTCCCGGAGTTTCTTCGTGGCGACACGAAGTTTCAACATCAGTTCAGATAAGACGTCCATGCGGCCATGCCGCACGGTCAGCGTAACCATTTCGACGCCGCCACCCGCCTCGATATGCGTGTCAATCGCCTCGCGGACTTCGAGTTTCCGGCGTTCGCTGATCTTGGCCGAGCACACAGGGCAGGACCAAACAGACGCACAGGTCTGAAGGCCAGCATAGTGAGCCTTGCCGGTAGCGCGATCTCTCAGAACGGCAACGTGACCGTCCTTGTTGGTCAGCGTCCTGACGCAATGGCGGACTCGGTGAGAAGGGAGCAGGCGACGGGCGGCATCCTGCAAGGCGAAGCGCGCTTCACGGGCCGCCTCGGACGTGGTTTCAAGCACAAACTCGCCACGCTTGTTATCGAACGTAAACCGTTGAATTTCCCCGGTTTTTTCGTCGAAAACCTCCTTAATTCTGGCCGCGAATTTCGCAGTAGTAACAAGGGCCCCGCCCGTCGCTCGGCCGCTCGCTACGCTCGCGCCCTCCGCTACCGGGCGCGGCCTCTGGCGCACTCCAGCGCCTTTTGCTATAGAATCCACTCAGGACCTCGACCGTCCGAACCCGCTAACCCTTCGTTATGCCGGCAAGCAAACGAGCAAAGGGCGCGGGTTTTTTAATGCCTGTCGTAAAGTGACCTAGACGACGTTTCGTGTTGCCAATGAAACACCAAAGGCGTTGCCCTTGTCATCTCGTACAAAGTAGAAAAGGCAACCCGCGCCGGCACTGACGATCCGGGAGAGCGACAGAGAGACGCCCAAGAGTGATTCCATTTGGGCAGATCAGGGCGCGGGTTGAGTTGGTATCGGGACAGTAGAGCGAGGATCGCGAAGAGCCCCTGGCGAGCCGTTGAGGCCGTCGGGGGCTTTTTCGTTGAGGGGAGATAGGCCGCTGCGCGGGTATCGTCGCGGGAACCGCGAGGCAATCAGTTCAGGGCGTGCAGGCGACTAATCGCCGCGAGCGGCGAGGTCGAGACCACCGGCAATTCTCGTAATGCAGAAAAGAGGACAGAAAGACGGTTTGCGCGCCGGCTCGTACCTCGCCCGGCGTGCAAACCCGCCAATCACCACAGAAAGCGCCCCTTCTGGTAAGGCACCACCGTCAACCGCGTACCACCGGACGACTCGAATGCCAATGGCTGCGACGGTGGCAAGGCTGGCTGTTGAGCCTGCTGCATCTGCGGTGGCTGCGAGCCTGCGGAACGATCCGGCAGGGTCGGATCGAAAAAGCCGTTCTCGACCACGCGCTGACAGAACTCGAAGTCGGTGGCGACCCGCGTGCTCTGTTGCGTGTAGCACTGGCACACGGTGGGGGTTCCGTTGACCACCGCGTGCGCCATACGCCCAAACTCACGGGCATAGGTCGCAGGATCGGTGCTGGACATGCAGTACAGCCGGGGAAACGAAACCGGCCGCGTTAGCTCGTCATAGATGGGTGCCGACGCGGGAATCTGCGGCACCCGAGGCACGCGCCGGCCGATGTAGCTGGCCGCGGTTTCCGGCGCGGTGTTTTGGTCGACGCCGGCCGGTCTGATGA